CTCGAAAGAGTTATACTCGTGTAATCAAAGCCCACATGTCTCTCCAGACAGATTTAATGATTCCACTTGACGGGTTGTTATACATTTACTGTTGTATGCATAGTGGTGTTTTGAGGTGACATGGTCCAGCCTAAGCATGATTTACCAGTGTCCAAAGGGGCGGTCCCACCCGAGCCTCCCTCTCACATCACTTTAATTTTTATTGTGTTTCTGTTTTTCTACATATATACATTGGAGTAACCCACTTCGTCCTCCAAGACTTTTGTGAAATGGGTTGAGGAATAGGAAGTCTTCCTCATGACTATTCATAACTACTGAAACGAGGAGTATTCAGCATACCGCATCACGTTGGATGTTATGGTGGTTGACCCACTCGAGTTGAAGGCAATTGTGTCTCCGATTTGCATCTTCTGCAACTCAAATACATATGAGTATACAGTTCCTGTTGCATTCGGGTACGCTGCCACCGTGAAGAGTGTGGCCAGACTACCTGCTGACTGCGTGATAGCTGGTGGGATAATTGACAGTCCAGTCCCAAATAAGGTGAGTGAACATAGCAATGAGCATCCTGATTTCATAATCAGTGTGTTGTCGTTGACGTAGCCAAATACTTCGGCTCCGTGCGACAGTTCGATGTTGGTGGCCCACAAGCCAGCTGGAGCGGGGTCTAGTGACTCAATTCGCCCTGCGAGAGCAGAGACGTATTGGGGTTTTGCCAGTTCGACCTCGTACTCAACAAACACTTCGCCAAGGGCTGTTGTGTTATTTGCGTTTAGAGCAGCCATGATGAGCAATTTACCAACGTCGTACGTGTTAAGTGTTCCGGTAGACCCTGCTTTGCGAGTGTACAGCCATGTGGCTGGACACCGCACCTGCAGAGCAATGTCTTCCCACGGTGCTTCCTCAACATTTGGTGTTACATTGAAGAAGTCAGTTCTGACCTCAGGGATCGGAGCTGAAGGGTCGTACTGGAAAGAGAGAGCAACTCGCCCTCTCTCTGATGTACTGGAAGCACTAATGTACGTGTATATCAGCTTGCGAAACCGGTATTTCTCGTACCCACGAGCGATGGTGGACAGCCAGTTGAATGATCCGGCCAATCCAGGATTGACTTCGTAACCTAGGATTTCCTCCGTGGTGGAAGAGCCCACGAGTGTCACATATTCTCTATGTGACACGACCGTGTTACCACCTTTCATAGTGGTAACGGGTTGGCCGATCTTGACTGTTTTGCTTCTTGCGACTGGTGCATAGGTTGTTTGTCCGTTTGTTTTGAGTTTGGGAACCTTGGGTTGGGTTCCACGTAAGTGTGTTTTCTTGTTCGGCATTATTGTTTGGTTTTGTGTTAGACTAATAATGTCATGTGGCTCTGGATAGTGCGTTGTGTACCGCGAGTTACCTAGTGGATCAAACCACCGTGGCACCCTATTGGTTGCTACTGCGACGGCAGCAACTGTTCGACTTAGATCTTGACCCAGATTACTACGTATGAATATATCATCCGCGGTAGTACGGTCGTGTGCGTTGAGTGCAGTAGCATACGCTGCGTCGTGCACTCTGCACGTCTCGTCGAATTCGTCAATGGGTGGTGCTGTTCCTACAACACTATCTTGGTACTGGCCATCAGACCATCCTGGGCCACAATAATTGCCGTGATATCTATAGGTCATGTTTTGCGATTGAATAATGGGGTATTAATGAACTATCGACTGGTTCAATGGAGGTAGCGTCTATTTTGAACTTCCTGAAGTCTTCTTCGTAGGCACGTTGTTCATCAGGTGTGATGTCAAATGCCTTGTAGAAACTAAGGCGGGTCTCCGGTTGGACCGTTTCCCATCTCTTCTCTAACCCCTTGGATAGGAGTCGCATCCCAGTTTGCATTGCTACGGCGTTACGTGTTTTTCCTGATGTGGTAGCTTGCCGATCGCAAAATGCATAGAACTCTTGCATGACGGGTATCCCTGGTGTGAGTGCCATTCCGCCTTCACCAATAGCCTTTAGCCATTTGCCGGCTGAAGCACTATTGTGTACAGGTAAAACTGTCATGGTGTCTTTTGCTAAACTAGTGTGGACATTACGCACCATGGTTGGCCCGTATGTTGTCAACACCGGATGCATTTGACAAAACTCGATGTCTTCTAACACATAGCATGGTGGTTCTACTGTCATCCTAAATCCAAAATCAATGAACCATTCATATAGTCCGGACCTGAATTTCTCCAGGTCAGTGGATTCCATGAATACAACGCAGTCATCACCATTGTTGACAAGCTTGATATCGACGCCACGTTCTTTGGCTATTGTCCATACAAGTGCACACATAATAATGCAGTTCCCTAATGCTGTATTCATATCTCCACTAAATCTGCGACCCCTGACGGCATATGACAGCTTACCGTCTTTGGCGTACGCAAACCCTCTGTTATCAATTTGCCAATCAAGCAATTTCTGCAATTCTGGATAATCTGGAAATAACATAGTGTAAAACCTGTGCTCGTATCTTAGCATTTCTGCTGATACGTGCATGTCGAATTTCACTGCATCCAAACCCACTGCCACTGGGGTTGTGAATGATTTCCACTTACCATATATGATCCGGCCAACTTGTTGTATATTATATCCCTTCATAACAGTTGGTCCGTCGCCGTACATTTTTGCAATTGCTCTGTAGATTCGCTTCTCACATGCCTTGATATATTGCCCAAGCACCAGGTTGTATCGAGGATTTCTTGGCTGGATTACCCTTGGTGCTTTGCTTGGTTTCCCTTTCTCTACTTTAACGAACGCTATGCTGTAGCCGTCCCGTCGGTTGAGAGGTTGGTTGATTAAACTTAGAAAGCTATTGGTTGCAATGCTATGTTTACGTCCGGTATATGAATCCACTACTTCTTGTAGCGTTAACACAGACGGAACTCTAACATTCCTAACAACACCATTTCTGAATTTGGTTAACCTTTTAAGTGCCCTCCCATCCACTGGTGGTGGTGCGACAAACACACCACCAACCTTACAATAATACATACGCTCGAGTAAAGCTGCTGCAATTGTGTAAATGTCTCCATTGAATATTCCTAGGCCCATGTCCGGAGACAGCTGTGTAAGCTGGACATATGACCTTGTTTTGTATCCGCTTTGGTAGTGCTTAATGATGAGGTTCGGATGTGTCAGTGAACTCTTAACTGACACCCCATCAACACGTACCAAGCGTCCTCAACGCTCCATCTGGTCGACAACCCGGTGAGATCTGAACGATCCACGGAATGTGCGACCAACTGGGTCGGAGGATGGGTAGCCTAGTACCGACCATACTAGGTCCCAGATCGAGTCTTTGCCATGGGTGAGTCTGTCTTGGCGTTGTTTGGCTCGATCACTGCGTAAGATATCACCTGCGATTATTTCATCGTCATTTGGTATGAAGACGTACGAGACCACCCTTGGCAACATGCTGGCTGCATCTTTTGGATGCACCTTGTGCTTGTCAATTAGGTCCTTAGCCATCTTCCTGACGATGAGAATGTTTGCCCGGTCGTGGACTGGGGTGCCCAGTCTCAGCTTGATTTCAGCAACCATAGCATGTATTGCTTTCTTCTTCTGTCTGTGCATGACGCGCCTATGGTTCGTTACCATTGTCTTTTCACGAACATAAATGGCGGTACCTGACTGCTTAGTGCCATCTGGTCCTGCCATTATAAGGTTGTCATTCCCATCCGAGTCGTCACCTCCTGCTGCAGGGGGTTTGGAGTCCCTGCTGCTTATTACGCTGGTGGTGTCCCAGTCGTCGTAATCAGCGAATAGTGGTTCCAGTGTGTCCCATTCACCTGGTGGTGGTTGATTCTGATATCCCGCGGCCGATTGGTCAGCCGCTGCCCCATAAATACATGTTGTCTCCACGATACACGTGCTCAACTCAACAATATTGTCTGAGTTGGCAATGTGGTCGATGTCTTCGGCGTAGTCGGCGCCTGAAGCTATTCTTTTTAAAATTTTCACAGCGATGGCGCTAATCAGTAGGGCACTGATTAGCTTGATTCCGTGAGGATTATTGCTCAAAGCTGTGTTTAAATTTTGG